ACTCCGTAAAATTCCATCGAGAATTCCTTTTGTTAAGAATTAGCTTGCCAAGATATTTATTGTGCAGGCAATTATATATTTCGTAGATTTTTAATAAAAGGCGAAAAATGGCTCTGACTGGCAGAAAGCGCAAAGAATTTGACGAAGTGCAACTAAGGGCCTTTATGCGATTGAAACCAACACTCGAAGATTGCGCCGCTTTCTTTGCTTGTCATTCTGATACCGTTGTTAATTTTATAAAACGCGAATTTAATATGGGTTTTTCTGAATTTCGTGAGCAAAATGCTGTTCACACCAGATTTAACCTTATTAGAAAAGCCATTAGTAAGGCGGAGCACGGCGATAACGTGATGCTAATATTTTGTTTAAAGAACCTTTGCAATTGGCGCAATGATCCTAAAGATGAAATAGTAGAAACGATAAACTTGCCACTAAGCGAGCTAATAACTTTAGCAAAGGCTAAAATCTTGGAATTAGACGAGCAAAATAATGGCGTTCTTGTCAAACCTGGTAAAGAATAGTGAAAACGGCAAAATCTGCATACAAGTCACGCATAACGGCAATACCGCAACGCAAGAATTACCCGATATGCTGGCTACGTTTAGTCACGACCAACTCAGAGAGTATTTAGGCGCTAAGGTAACGGCCATGACCGAAGGATTACTAATTAAAGCGGCGCAAGATCGCGCCAAGCAAAAGGGCAAACGATGATTGTAGATGCTGTTTACAAGGTGGTGAGTGCGGTTACTGGCAAAAATCCGGACGGTACACCCGTTGCGGTTATCTCAGCGCAGATGAATGAAAATAGGCCACTACCTACTACGAGGCCACAGTGGGATGAATGGTCTGAGCGAATCATGGCAGGTGCTATGGTCGGAGCGACTAGAGAATCTCAGCTATTTGCTCTAGCAAACTTGATAATGCACCTTGGACCTACTGAAGACCACAAGCCCGATATCTTTTTCATCAAAAGCCTAAGGAAGTTTTGCGTCAATCAGGTAGCCGAAGAAATGCGCCAAGAATTACATGCCGCGAAGAAAGCGGAAACTGAGGCTACAGCGACTTGAGTAGCTACCGGGTATGGGCCTTAAGCCATGATAAAATTGATCCATATTTTAATATGCTCATGTCTAAATGGCTGCGCTCGCTAAGATATGGAAATAGCTATTTCAAGCGTATTGATCCGCCCGCTTATTGGGGAAATTATCACAGCTACATTTTTAATATTCTTAACGGTCCTGGTACTGATATTCGCCTTGCAACCTTGAGCGAAGACGATGACGTAGTTCTAGGCTTCTCAGTTTGCCAGGAAAGGTGCCTTGACTACGTTTGGGTGCATAACCTGCAAAGAAAGCAAGGCATCGGCAAGGCACTGATACCAACCAAGGTCGATACCTATAGCCATATTACCAATCTTGCTGACGAAATCTTTCAATACTACAAGAAAAAGAAAACGCCCATTCCCTGGAAATTTAACCCGTTTTACTGAGGCTTCAAATGATCGACCTAAAATGGTGCGAAGTGCATAGCCCTATCTTTCTTGCTGGCACCAACCTGGGCGTGAAGCTCGATCCCAGTAAGCGCCAAGGTCTAAAGCTGCAATACGACCGCGAGCATAAAGAGCTAGTCATTGGCTGGAACAAAGAGGAAGCAATTATACCATCATCGAATGTTGCGACGATGGTGGTTGGCTCACTACCTAAGCCCGCGCTAGCTACCGCACCTACTGGCAAAGTCGTCGCCCAAGTCTCCACGCCACAGGACCACGTTTTCAAAGGCGAAGGCGCTGGTAAGACAAAATGAATGAACTCAGTTTTTTGGTTATACTGCTTACAAAGCATACACTTGACGATGAGACAAAGGAGGCTGTGGCTGCGAGGCTTATTGACATATCGGCCTCGTTCTCAAATCCCACGCAGGCACCTATGGCTATACCGGTTGCCGCTGCCATGCTCGCAGGACAAGTGCCATCTATGCAGGCAATCATGGCTAGAAATTCCGATTTGGTTACGGCTCCTAAACCCGTGGCGGTCGAGAATATCGCGCAAACACCAGCAACGGCTGCGGCGTTGGCTTCTCGGTCGGCGGCTATGATGGGCGTTACCGATCCATCGACGGGAAGGAAACGCAAGTTTTGAAGCCTGAATTTGTCATACAAGCGGACTTTCAATTGCCTATAGAAACTATCAGGGCACAACGCATGGCTGAGCTAGCTAACATCGCGGCCTATAGAGCTTTGAAGCTGCAAGCATACAAAGATTGGTCCAACACCGAGAAGCGCGAGAAGCTACAGGCGAGTTACCGGCTTGAGCTAGCTAGCGCCAAGGAAATCTACAAGGCCATGCCTCCGCTCACGGCAAAGCTAGACCTTCGCGCTCCGCTCAAAGTAACTCCGATTGTCAAAGCTCCAACAAAGTCGGACAAGGCTGGCTTTTTCAGGAGGTTAGCTAACCTCTTTACATGACGCCAAATTCACTCGCAGTGCTGCTAAATGAAATCACTAGGCGTACCAGTGAAAAGCCTAGGGTGATTGACGTTTTGGATCATCCGGACGTTTTCTGGCAACAAAAGAACTTCATCAAAGATCACGCCAAGCTCAAAGCCCTGTTTTGCACCCGGCGCAGTGCAAAGAGCTTTACAGCGGGACTTTATCTTGTACACGAAGCCTTGAACAATCCTGGGTGTAACGTCCTATTTATTGGCCTTACTCGCGCCTCGGCCAAGGCGATCATTTGGAAGGATATACTGCGCGTCCTTGATAAAAAGCATGGCCTCATGGCAAAGCCTAACCAGGCTGAGCTAACTATGACGCTTCCTAACGGCTCACTCATAGCCGTGACCGGCGTCGATAGCGATCAATCCGAAATGATGAAACTTCTCGGTAGAAAATGGCGCCTAGTTTGCATCGACGAAGCCAGCATGTATACTATAAATACACGCAACTTAGTTTATGGCATCCTTGGTCCCGCTATGGTCGATCCCAACTCGGGCGGCGATATGGGGACTATTTGCATGCTTGGCACTGCCAGCGACCTACCGAGAGGACTTTTCTTTGACGTTACTACCGGAAAAGAACCTGGGTGGAAACTCTTTGAATGGTCTGCGCATGACAATCCGCATGTTGCGCGCCAATGGCAGGAAAATCTCGAACAAATTGCTCAAAATCGTCCTCTCTACATGGAAACGCCACAATTCAAACAGTGGTTTTTAAATCAGTGGGTGGTCGATGAAAACAAGCTGGTTTACCGTTTTAATCGAGATCGTAATCTTTGTGATTATCTTCCTAACTTACCTAACGCTGGTTGGGTATTTGTCCTGGGAGTCGATACTGGGTGGGAGGATGATAACGCTTTCGTCCTTACTGGATATCATCAAAACAACCCTGCCGCCTATGTAGTCTCCTCATATTCTCAAAAGCAAATGACCTTTGACCAGGTAGCGGCAAAGATAACCGAATACATGAACGACCGGGAATATCCGATCAGCAAGGTATTCATCGACGGCGCTAATAAGCAGGGCGTCGAATCCATGCGCCAACGCTCGAACATCCCTTTCGAGTATGCCGACAAGCAAGACAAAGCGACCTTTATCGAGCTTTGTAACGCTGACTTGGTGCAAGCTCGCGTCAAGATCGTTAACTCAAAGGCTAATCAGGGCCTCATTGACGAAATGAACGCATTGATATGGGTGACGGATGGTGACACCATTAAGATTCCTAAAAAGGAACATCCGGCGCTACCCAATCACCGCTGCGATGCTTTTCTATATGCTTGGCGAAACGGTTATCATTACCATTGGGGCGCTCTCGCGCCGGTTATACCGATAGGCTCCAAAGCCTGGTTTGAAAAGCAGGCTGAGGATATTTGGACTAGGGAACGGGAGAATATCGAGACGGCTAACGGTACTGGCAAAGACTGGGGAGACAGCGGGGGGTGGTAGTGGCTGCGAAGGATGGGATCGAACCACCGACCAAGGCATTAACAGTGCCTCGCTCTACCACTGAGCTACTACGCATCGACAACTCACGTTCGCATTAAAATAGAGTTTTTTCACTAAAAGGATCAAAAAATGCTCCCGTTTCTCAAAAGAAAACAAGAGGCTTCCTATTCTGAATCGGTCGACGATGAAGTGACGCGCAAGCCTGACAATGA